GAGGCAAAGAAAGCAGGGGTCAGTCTACAAACAGCGTTGGAAACTTGTTGTGCAAGAGGTTGGACAGGGTTTAAGGCCGAATGGATGGAGGAAAAAATGACTCCAGCACAGAAGGCGCAAAACAATATGCACCAGTTGACTCGCGGCCTATCAGCGCCAAAACCGTTTTGGGCTAAACCAGTGGAGGTTGACAATGACCGACTTTTGCAGTCCTGACTCAGGCTTTGATTACGTTTTTGCCAGACTGAATGCAATCTATGGCGCGACATTTCTTCGACATTGGGACGGAATAGACCCGCAAATGATTCGGCAGGAATGGATAAATCAGCTTGGCATCTACCTGACCTACCGCCCACGGATGGATTACGCCATCAATTGTTGTGACCCAAATTTCCCGCCTAGTGCGTTGAAGTTTAAGGAATTGTGCAGCAATGGCCCATCAATACCGCATCCGACAGCCATTGAAAACAAACCCGTAACCAAGCCGATGCCGCCTGAGATACGGGAGCAATTGGCTGCACTCAGAAAGAAAATGACAAACAATGTTTGACCAAGAAGAAATCCGTACCAGAGTCTTTGCTGACATGGTGCGCCTGTGCAAACTTGCCGCCTGGAAAGAATGGGCTTGGCAGGAAGTAAAGCGAATGGACGAAGACGATTTATTCAAGGGAATCAAAGCCCATGTTTTAGGAGAGATGAAAAATGGAGCAGTTAAATGAGTTGGCTCTTTTCGCAGGCGCTGGTGGAGGTATTCTCGGAGGACACTTGCTTGGATGGCGAACAGTCTGCGCCGTTGAGTGGGAACCTTACCCAGCAAGCGTACTGTGCGCCCGACAAAATGACGGACTTCTCCCGCATTTCCCGATATGGGATGACGTACAAACCTTTGACGGAAAGCCGTGGAGAGGAATTGTTGACGTTGTATCTGGAGGGTTTCCATGCCAAGACATCAGCGCAGCAGGAAAAGGCGCAGGGATTGACGGAGAACGCAGCGGGATGTGGGGAGAAATGGCACGCATCATTTGCGAAGTACAGCCCCGATTTGTCTTTGTGGAAAACTCCCCAATGCTCACTTCTAGGGGACTCGGAAGAGTTCTTGGAGACCTGGCCTCAATGGGGTTTGATGCGCGGTGGGGAGTGCTGGGAGCAGCGGACGTTGGAGCAAACCATCAGAGGGACAGAATTTGGATTGTTGCTACCTACGCCGGACACAGTAAACAGAGACAACAAAAAAGTTTTGTTCGACAGGAATGCAGTCAGTCAATCGGGGAGAAGTCTGGCAACTTATGCAAGGACATTTCCAAATCAATCTATGGAAACAATAAACAATGGTGGTCATCTGAACCCAATGTGGGTAGAGTGGCTGATGGGGTGGCCGCTAGGGTGGACAGACTTAAAGCCATTGGTAATGGACAAGTCCCATTGTGTGCCGCAACAGCTTGGAGAATCTTAAATGCGTAGAGCAGCAAGGGTCGATGAAAACCAAGCCGCCATAGTGCAGGCACTACGGGATGCAGGCGCATACGTTTGGATAATTAGCCTGCCAGTGGATTTATTGGTTGGCTATAAGCAGCACACTTTTCTGGTTGAAGTGAAAACCACAAGTAAAAAGCGTTTAACCAAGCTCCAAGAGGATTTTTTCCTGAAGTGGTACGGCGGCACACTGTGCAGGGTTGACAGCCCACAAGCAGCCTTAGAGATGATTCGGACAGCAGAATGAGAACCATGAGGAGCGCAAGCGCCGCGCATATCGATTTTGGTGAATTTATGGGAATGATTGAATCAAACCCTAAACTGCTGCCATGCGACATAGATATGATTATTGAGCGAAAGGGTAAGTTTTTCGTTGGTGAGTGGAAACGTCAGGGCGAGAACATGAACCAAGGGCAAGCAATATTATTGCAAACACTCGCCAAGCAGCCACAATTTACAGTGTGTGTGATTATTGGAAATACTGATAACGAAACAGTTATTAACTCAGTGTTATGTATTAGTAAATCGGGCGAGTATAGAAAAATAGGCGCATCATTGGATGATTTAAAAGTATTCATTAACCAATGGTATGAGTGGGCAAATGGTTAGACCCACGGAACCATCAGCAACTAATTTTCTTCGCAAACTGAAAACCGAAGAAAAGATGATTCTATTGGCTGCGGGCAATGGCTGCACTACAAGGGGTTTCAATGCTTGCCTGGATGCCATGCAGGTACTGTGGAATTTAGGATACCGTCCAGACGCCGATTTGACCGAATGGCTAGGCATGGTACAGACAGACGAAAAAAACGGCCTGTAGGCCATTCTAGTGCGTTCTGAGGGCATAAAAAAAGACCCCGAAGGGTCTTAGTGGTGCGAATGGTCTACTTTTTGAGTAGTCGCAGCAAAGTAGCTAGAATGGCATATATCATTCTTTGCCCTCAGTAGCAGACAATGCAATATTGATAGCATCGAGTAATTCTAGGGCTTGTTCAAGGGTCAATATAGCCCTTGCATGGCCCCCGTGAACATTAATAGATAGCCAAACCCCGCCATCATCAAAAGCGTCAACACTAACGACAGATTCTGATTCGCATTGTATGCGGGTTTCATAGTTAAAAGATTCGAGTTTCATGGTTTCATATTCCAAAAGTAGATTATAAAGGGCGCGCCAATAGTCGCTGCGACAATTAAGCATTGAAAGAAAGAAACTAGAGTTTTCATTCTTGATTCTCCGAAATGTAGTCTGCAATCATGTGCTCCGCAATCTCAATGTAGTTAACATCTTGCAAAAATGCCCGCGCATAGTCTTCGACAAGGTTAGAAGGTCGGCGTTCGTCGTAGCCCACGCCTGAAAATATTGCATCTTCTGCTATCTGCTGCAATCTATCTTTGAGCTCGTAGGCGTCAAATTCTGAATCCCATCCAGCGTCGAATTCCAATTCGAAGCCATCGAAGATTTCGAGGTTGATGCGCCATGTCGCATAGTTGCTCCAACCATTGTAGGTTTTGTCGGTCATAAATTTCTCCATAAAAACCCCGAAGGGCATAACAGTTTGCGATAGTGCAAACCCTACAGCACCGACCCGCGATGCTGTAAGAGTGCGCTATGCGTTTGCTAGATGACGCTCTGCAATATCTCCCCATGATGCAATGCGATATGCCCCGTTAAAGCGTACCAGTGTAGGCGTGTAGGTATCGCCCGCATTCAAATACATACACTCGCCCCGCTTTGTATCGAAAGCCTCTACACCGTGAAAATCACCTAGAGCGTTAAGGCACTCCATGCGGATATCTTGCGTAGTGGGAGCGTGATAGCACTCTGCTACTCGAGCAGCCCCTACAGGCGTTCTAAGTAGCTGCTCGCGGCTCATTAGCAGTAGAGCTTTAGCTTGCTTGGCGTTATCGCCGAATATGGTGCTGAGTGACTTGATAGATGGTGAGCGTAATGGCATGGTAGTCCTTGATGTAAAAACCCTGGCGGGCGATAAAAGAGGGGCGAAATTCTTACCCTCTCACTATATAGGCATAACAGAATCGTGCCAGTGTTTGTAAGTTGTTGATTTATAAGACCCCTCCAAAACCCTAATGTGTTTTTATACAGTTAATAAGTAACAGTACTATAGTTGGATAGAGCCAGATAGAGCCAGAACATGGAGCCAGATAGAGCCAGATGGTATGGCGGGAAAGCAACTAGGTATGGCAAAGAAGGTGCACCCCTAATTCATTCATTGTGATTTAGTCCCAGCCCATTCTTAAATCCAGGCTTGTGATTTAGTGTGACCCTGCAACAATGCTTGTCTTTAGTTAGTGCAACAAACAAACAATGCCTATGCCCTGGCCTATGCGTGCTTAGTTAGTGCAACGAACGAACAATGGGGGGGGAGGGGTACGGTGTGAGTGTGAGAAATTGATGGAGCCTCCTCCTCACCGAAAAAGCTAAATCTGCTTTTACACCAACTCACGCTTGCTCTGAGAAGAAAGAAGTCAATCTTGATTACTGATATGCAGGCGAACTATGGCATCCACTGGGGGGAATCTCATTAGAGATGCAGCACCTTGTTTATCTAAGCTGACCTTATTAGGCTCTACCTGTTGCACCCGTTCGCTCTTAGCTACTAGAATTGCTGATAGACTCGCTACGTTTATCTGGGTTGGTAAGCTGCCTGCCTTCCCAAGGGCTGGATGATGGCCCCGATTCATTATGGCACAGGTCTCCGAAAGGGTAAAGATGAGAAAGATGACTTTAGAGAGGTTCGCTAAGAATCCTCCTGCGGTGTTGCCTAAGACTGAATCACAGCGCATTAAAGAGCTAAAGGACATGATGATTAGCGCGTCTGGCAAGGATGTTGTCAGCAAGGTTATTGAGATTGCTCTCAACGATGAGCACCCTGGTCAGGTCACTGCGCTCAAGATGTGCATGGATAGAGCGCTGCCTGTATCTATGTTTGAGAAAGACAAAGGCGCTAGGTCTGCTGTCACTATCAATATCACTGGCATTGGTGACGCTCCTATTGTCAACCGTGTTGGTGAGGAAGTTATCGATGTCTAGGAGAAATCATGGCTGAAGAATCATACGAACTGATGCGAAAGCGTCTCCTTGATAGGAACAAAGAGTTCTCAAAGAAGAACTGGTCACCTACGAGCTTCAAGTCTTTTGAAGAAGAGACTGCATTCCGCAAGTGGATTCAGAGCCAGAAAGTTCCTTTTGACTTTGAGGACAAATATCCAGACTACGATATGCGCGGCTTCTACCGTGCGCTCATGTCTGGTGATGAGAAAGCCACATCCGCAATCAACCCATCTGATAACAGGCTGCATTACCCTGATTACTGGAAAACCCCATACCATGAGTCTTTCTCCAATGAGTCGCAATGGGCAACCAAAGATGCTCCTAAGTGGGTTGGAGATGACAAAGCTGGGTGGAAGCTAGTTGATTCAAAAGGAAATGTCTACAAAGATGAAACTGTTAAACAGCCAAAAGACAACTATGAAGTTGGAAGTCTTGACTACTTCGATAGCCCACTACAACCTTCATACTGATGTCTGACCTTAACTTTAGTCTACTACCTTGGCAGCGCGAGGTCTTTACTGACAAGTCACGGTTTAAGGTTGTTGCTGCTGGTCGGCGGTGTGGGAAGTCTCGCTTGGCAGCTACTGCACTCATCATTGAGGCTCTACAATGTCCTGCGGGTTCAGCAGTCCTGTATGTGGCTCCAACGCAGGGACAGGCACGACAGATTATCTGGGATGTGTTGATGGAGATTGGCAGGGAAGTCATTGCTAACTCCCATGTGAACAACATGGACATCACCATGATAAACGGAGCCAAGATTTACGTCCGTGGCGCTGATAGACCCGATACGCTGCGCGGTGTGAGCTTGACTTACGCTGTGCTGGACGAGGTTGCGGACATCAAGCCAGAAGCCTGGGAGCAAGTTATTCGCGCTTCTCTGTCTGACAAGAAGGGTCGCGCTATCTTCATTGGCACTCCCAAGGGCCGCAACTGGTTCTATGACCTGTTCAAGCTGGGCCAAAAAGAAGAGGATAATGATTGGAAGTCTTGGCACTTCACTACCAAGGACAATCC